AGGCGGCTCGTTTAGAAACGGATTACTAGGAACTTAGATGGCAGATTTTCCAGACGTAGGAATACAAAAGATGACCATGCGGCTGTCATCGGTGACAGCAGTAGCAGAGTCGCCATTTACCTATGAGCAACAGGTGTATCAGCACCAGGGCGTTAGGTGGGAGGCTGAAATTACTCTTTCACCTTTGACAAGAGACAATGCTAAAACAGTAGAGGCGTTTTTTGCTTCTTTGCGAGGTCAGGCGACAACCTTTAATTTAGGAAACCCACTACATAACGTAAGCGGAGGGTCAGGCAGTGTTACAGCGGCAACCATTGGAGCAACAACACTCACAGCAACGCTCTCTGGCGGCGCTACTGTCGGAGACTACTTTCAACTTGGTACTCGTCTTCATATCGTTACTGCTGTTAACAGCGGGGGTGGCACGGTTACTGTTATGCCTCCCGCTCGAGATACTATCAGCAGTTCGACATCTATGGATTTTACTTTACCGAAAGGTGTCTGGCGTTTAGCAAGCAACCAGATTGATTGGGATATAAACGTGGCGGGAATATATGGATTTACCTTTGCATGTGTTGAGGCTATCTAATGGCTAGAACTCTTACAACAGCAATGTCTAACGCGGTTGACGATGAAGTAGTCAGACCGTTTTACCTCATTCACATGAACTTGGACTCTGGTGATGGAGGTGCGCTGTATTTTTGGAGCGGAGTTGGAAATTACTCTTACGATTCAAAGTCTTACATCGGCGCGGGAAATCTTTTAAATATATCTACTATTCAAGAGACGGCAGCAGTCCAGGCAAACGGATTGAGAGTCGGGCTTTCTGGAGTTAATAGCACTCTAATAACCGCAGCAAGAGATGCAGACTACCAAGGCAGAGTATTAACCTTAAAGCTTGGGCTTATGGATGCAACAAATACAGTAATCAGCGACCCTGTTATTCTATTTGAAGGGTTTATGGATGTTATGAGCATTACTGACAAAGGTGAAAAATGCGATATCTCTGTTTCAGTAGAGCATCGGCTTATTGAATTTGACAGAGAAAGAATTAGAAGGCTAACGGATGCAGACCAGCAAATAGACCATTCTGGAGACAAGGGCTTTGAGTTTATTGCCGAAATACAGGAAAAAGAGATTGCATGGGGTGTGCATGATGGATCTAAGCCAACCTACGGAACAGGAGCGAAAGTGCCAGAAGTAGTAATTCCGCAGATTAATTTTTGATGCTTTATCAGCATGAAAATTACGGAAATGTTAGAGAGGATATAAAACCGCTAATTATTAAACACTGGGAAGAGATAGCATTAAACCAGGACATTATTGAGCTAAACCCAGATTGGGATGCTTATGCAGAGCTTGATAGAGGCGGGATGCTAAGAGTTTTTACGGTCAGAAAAGAAGACGAGTCGCTAGTTGGTTATTTTGTGGTAATTGTTTCACGCTCTTTGCATTACAAAGACCATTTATTTGCAAATAACGACATTATCTTTTTATTGCCAGAATACAGAAAAGGAACAACAGGGATTAAATTAATAGATTTTGCAGAACGAGAACTAGAGGCAGAAGGAATTAGAACTTTAAACATTAATACTAAAGACCACCAATCATTCGACGCTATCTTGCAGAGAAGGGGCTACCAAATGATTGAAAGAGTCTACTCGAAGGTCTGGCGTTAATGGCTATTGCAGCAGTCTTAACGGTAGTTGCAACGGCAGTCTATGGGCCGAAAGGCTTCTTGTTTGGTCTTGTTGGCGGGTTCATAATTGACCAAGTTACGAAATTAATGAACCCAGAGCTTGATAATTTATCAGGCGGTGCAACCACAACAGTAAAAGAATCTAGCCCGACTCAGAAAATAGTCTACGGCAAAACCAGAGTTGGCGGCTCAATCGTATTTGTAGATATTACAGGAACAGATAACGAGTACCTTCACTTATTAATTTGTTTTGCTAGCCATGAAGTAGAAGACATAGAAAAGATTTACTTCAATGACAAAGAAGCGTGGAACTCAGGAAGCGGAGGCACAAAAGTTTCGCCCTTTAACGCAGTTATATCTGGGGCGGGCGGCAATCCAGATGACCCTTATGTGACAGTCGATTTGGTAAAAGGAAGTCAGACAGGAGCTATAGGAGCTTTA